TGACCATTGCAACTCTCACTCTTCCTTCAAGGATAAAATTGAGATGTCAAATCTTTGTCAAGAAATTACTCTTCCCACAGTTCCTCTTCATCACATTGATGACCCTGAAGGTGAAATTGCATTGTGTATTCTTTCTGCCATTAATGTGGGTAAAGTTAAAGATGATGAAGAGTTTGAGGAACTTTGTGATTTGTCAGTAAGAGGATTGGAAGAACTGATTGATTATCAGAACTATCCAGTAGAAGCAGCAGAGATTTCTACAAAGGCACGCAGGTCTCTTGGAGTAGGTTTTATTGGACTGGCACATTATCTTGCTAAACTTGGGTTTAACTATGATTCACAAGAGGCATGGGACGCAGTTCATGGTCTTTCTGAATCATTCCAGTATTTCTTGTTAAAATCTTCCAACCAGATTGCTAAAGAGAAAGGTTCTTGTAAGTATTTTAGCAGGACCAAATATGCTGATGGTATTCTTCCAATTGATACTTATAAAAAAGATGTAGACGAAATTTCCTCTATTACCTACCAACATGATTGGGAAACTTTACGTGCCGAGATTCAGGCACATGGACTTAGACATTCAACATTGTCAGCACAGATGCCTTCGGAGAGCAGTTCCGTTGTGTCAAATGCAACCAATGGAATCGAACCACCTCGTGGATTCTTGTCTATTAAAAAGTCAAAGAAGGGACCTCTTAAGCAGATTGTCCCCCAGTATCAAACTCTTAAGAGCAATTACACTCTTCTGTGGGACATGTCTAGCAATAGTGGTTATATCAACATTGTTGCTCTTATGCAAAAATTCTTCGATCAAGCGATTAGTGGAAACTGGTCCTATAACCCAGAGAATTATCAAGACAATGAAGTCCCTGTTAGCGTGATGGCTCAGGATTTCTTATCCACATATAAGTATGGATGGAAGACAAGTTATTATCAGAATACATATGATAATAAGACTGATGAAATAAAGGATGAACCAGTTAATTTAAATACACTTATTCAAGAACTATTAGAAGGAGAGGAAGATTGTGAATCCTGTAAAATTTAGAGTTAATTCAGAAGAAAACAAAATGCCAGAAGGAATGACAGTATTTAATACAACACAAGTCAATACCAAAAAACAACCAATGTTTTTTGGAAACCCTTTGGGTGTTCAAAGATATGATCAATACAAATATCCTGTATTTGATAAATTAACTCAACAACAACTTGGATACTTCTGGAGACCAGAAGAAATTTCTCTTCAAAAAGATAGGGCAGATTATCATACTCTCAGACCAGAACAAAAACACATCTTCACATCAAATCTAAAGTATCAGATTCTTCTTGATTCAGTTCAAGGAAGAGGTCCTGGTATGGCATTTATTCCATACTGCTCTCTTCCTGAATTGGAGGCATGTATGACTGTATGGGAATTCATGGAAATGATTCACTCTAGGTCTTATACTTACATTATCAAAAATGTATACTCAGATCCATCAGAAGTTTTTGATACTATTCTAACCAACGACAAGATTTTGGAGAGGGCATCTTCAGTAACACAAGCTTATGATGACTTTATTAATTCAGCACAAAAGTATGGAACTTCTAATGATTGGATATTTGCACAAGAAGGTGCAGGGTATGCTAAAGAAGAAAGAATTGAATTAAAAAGAAAACTTTACAGAGCAATTGCTAATGTCAACATTCTCGAAGGTATCAGGTTTTATGTCTCTTTCGCTTGCTCGTTTGCGTTTGGTGAACTCAAACTTATGGAAGGATCAGCTAAAATTATCTCTCTTATCGCCAGAGATGAAAATCAGCATCTTGTCATTACTCAAAACATCATCAACAAGTGGCGTGAAGGAGATGATCCAGAAATGCAACAAATTGCTAAAGAAGAAGAGGACTGGGTAATCAATGCATTCAAGACTTGTGTAGACCAAGAAAAAGCATGGGCACAATATTTGTTCAAGGATGGTTCTATGATTGGTCTTAATGATAAACTTCTCAACAATTATGTTGAGTGGATTGCTAATAGAAGAATGAGATCTATTGGTCTTAAGACAATTTATGATATTGCTGCTAAAAATAATCCACTTCCCTGGACTGAGCACTGGATTAGTTCAAAAGGTCTTCAGGTTGCTCCTCAGGAGACAGAAGTTGAGAGCTATGTGGTTGGTGGAATCAAGCAAGATGTGAAGAAAGATACATTTGCTGGATTTAAACTTTGAGAAGGGGGGTCTTAGGACCCTCTTTTTTTATAAATAACTAAAAGGATTTTGCACGTCATGGAAGGACTCAATAACATTAGAGAAGCATATGAGCAAGTTTATGCTCAAATAGATGAAGCAGAAGGTTCTTATGGACAAACTCCAAAAGCAAGGCAAGCATTTGGAGACCTTGCTAATAAGAGAAGAGAAACTCCCGCAAGTGGATTTGCTAAAAGGGGTGAAAAAACTCAAAAAGTAAAATCTGCCTCAAAACATTTTGACAGAACTCTTAATCCTGATGCGGGAAATAGAGGTAAGAAGTCAACTAAACCTTCTACCTATTCAGGTAAAAGAAGTGGAATGACTCAAAGTGATAGAGATTATTCAAGAGGAGAGGCAGAATATGGACATACTGGTTATGACCCAGATTGGAATGGTCCAGCAAGTGGTCCTGGCGGAAAACCAAAAGGTAAAAAACTTGCTAGACAGAAAGCAAGAGGTGTAAGTGCTGAAAACTATAATTTTTATGATCTTTATATGTCTGTCTATGAAGCAATGAGTGATGATGAAAAGGAAATGAGAAGACTTGCTGCTGCTGAAAGAAGAGCAGGTAAATCTGATAGAATGGACTCTAAGGTTGCTGCTAAGTATGCAGGGTCAGAAGCACAATCAGCAGCAAGAGCAGATAAGAAATCAAAAGGTAAGCACATTCATGGAATGGCAGATTCCTATGATGTTGAAGGAGACCTTGTAGATGAAGCTAGAAAACCATCTCAAATTGCAAAAATAAAGAAATTGAATGCTCTGATGAATCAGAGACATCAAGAGAATGAAAAGGCAAGAAAGGAGATGATAGGAACTCAGGCACATAAGGATATGGTGAAGGCAGCAAGTAAGCATTTTGAAGAAGTAGAACTTTCAGAAAGAGAACTTGACCCAACAGAAACCAGAGAAAAAGAAAGACTTGTAAAAGGTCTCAAGAAGTCTGCTGGTGATTTTAAAAAAAGATATGGGACAAGAGCAAAATCAGTAATGTATGCTACTGCCACAAAGATGGCTAAAGACAGGATGGACACATCCAAGTCAGACAGGAGATATGGTGTTGAGGGATGAAGTTTAACTTCCAATTTGGAAAGAAACAAAAAACAATATGGGACTATGCTTTTTGGAGCATAGTCCTTTTTTCTTTAGTCGCACTTTTATCATCAGTATTCAAAGTCAATGAAAAAACTATATGGATGTGGATAGACCAAATACAACGAGAATTAATTAGAAGAAATATATTACCTCAAGATAATCCAATACAAGATGAAATCCTTAACAATCCAGAACTTCTGAAAGAAAGAATCAAAGGTGATGTAGATGCTGCTCTAAGGGACTATGAGAGATGGGAGTCCTCCATCCCTCCCAGAATGACTAACAAGACCATTCTGGATGGTCTGAGGTCCCCAAGATTCTCTGACACTCAGAGGTTGGTCGTGAAGGATGCTATTTACTATGAGTGCCCTGAAGGAGTTATGGGTATCAGAGGAGCATGGGTTGACAAAGACCCTCAATGTGATTAAAATCACTCTGTTAGGTTTGAAGGATAAATAATAGCTTATAGGATTTACTTATATGAGCTATGATAATCCTTGGAAATATCAAGGAAAGGTCTTTGAATCAGAAGATATTCAAGACAACTTTGGATTTGTTTATCTTATCACAAATAAAATAAATTCAAAACAATATATTGGCAGAAAGTATCTGTGGCAATTTAGAACGCCAAAAGGTAAGAAGAGAAAAGTAAAATCAGAATCTGATTGGAAGAATTATTATGGGTCTTGTCCAGAGCTTAAAGAAGATATTGTTAAGTATGGCAGAGAAAACTTTGTTAGAGTTATCTTGTCGTTACATAAAACACCAGGCAAAACTAATTATGAGGAGACGAGACAACTCTTTGTCAACAATGTCCTCACTGAATCCCTTGACAACGGAGACCCAGCATTCTACAATAGTAACATCCTGTCAAGATACTTCAGAAAAGATTATTATGAATTCGATGCAAATGCAGAAGATGTGTCAGAAACAAGTTGATGCAGTAGTTGATAGAATGCATGAATTGTGTGCAAAAGGTCAGTATGAAGATGCTAATGCACTATATTCTGAAATTAGTGACTGGATTGGTAATGTAAAAGGTCATGAAGTAATGTCGCTTGACTATCTTAACGAAATGTGAGATAATAAATAATCATTCATTATGATTCTTATTATGAGACTGTGATAATGATTTTAGAGCCCAGGAGATTCCCCCTTGAAAGAGGGGAAGTGCGGTTTCTCTATTGGGATGTAGAGTTCAATTAAAACTAGTGCAAAATTTCTTTACAGTAGCCGTTCCTCTTATGGCAATGGTTACAACCACGGCAACACTGCCTTCAGTGTTTCCTCCTCCACCTGTGAGTGGTCTTCCACAATATTCAATTATTCAAGAGGAGCCTACATCAAAGACAGCAATCCGAAAGGTTGCTCCAGAAAAACCAAAAGAGAAAAGGTTAATTTGTAAAGGGTGTAATGAAAATGAAAATGTAGCTCTGGAATATTTCCAGAACATTGGAATTAAAGACAAAAACGCCCTTGCTACTATCATGGGTAACATTCGTCAGGAATCAACTTTTGTTCCTAACATTTGTGAAGGTGGTAGCAAAACCAGTTGGAGTAACTGTGGACGCGGTTACGGACTGATTCAATGGACATCTGCTAATAGATATTATGGGTTGGGTGACTTTGCTAAAAAGTATGGTGGTTCACCATCATCACTTCACACACAACTTCGTTATTTGAGGAATGAGGTTCAGTGGCAGGAGATTGAGGAGAAGATGAAAACTCCTGGAAAATCAATCAATCGTTACATGGACTATGCTTATAGTTGGATTGGATGGGGGCATCATGGTGCTCGCACTTCGTATGCTCATGATTATGCTTCCCGTCTGATTCCGGTAGAAGT